AAAGGAAGAGTTACTGGTAAATTTAATATGGATATTTATTCAGCTATGGTCAAAGGTGGTAGAAGAATGCTTATGATGAATATTGATACAATTGAAGAATCACAATTAGATCGTGAACATGAAAGTGCCTTAGCTAACTTTGCTTATGAAATGAGAAAGTTTGTTGGTAAAAAAGTAGGTAGTATGATAGATGGTGAATTTAACTTTAAAGAAGCACAAGAGGATGAAGATTATCCATTTGAAATTGTATATGAATTAGATAATAAACAGAAATATGATCTCATAAAAAGTTATATGGATTATCAAGAAAAATTAGCAAGTAGTGACAAATATAAAACAGCTTTTATGTATTTAATGGTATTGCAAAAAGATAAAAGAGAAGCTGGTTATAATGAATTAATATTAGATAAAGTAAAGCCTCTTGCAATTTATGTTAAACCAAAATTTTCAACACCAGATATTGAAGATAGAATAAAAAGTATTAAAGAATTTGGTAGACTACCAATTAAATTAAATGTTAAAGAAGCTGATATTGATAGAATTACGAAAAAAATGAGATGAGTTCTACTGTTTATCTAGGTAATCCAAAATTAAAAGCTGCTAATGTTCCTGTAGAATTTACAGAAGACGAACTGTCTGAATATATTAAATGTCAACAGTCCCCAAACTATTTTATTGAAAAATATGTACAAATTATTCATGTCGATCAAGGATTAATACCATTTAAACTTTATCCTTTTCAAAAGGAAATGGTACAGACATTTAATGACAATAGATTCGTTATTTGTAAAATGCCACGTCAAAGTGGAAAGTCTTCTACTATTATAGCCTTTCTTTTACATAATATTTTATTCAATCAAAATGTACAAATAGCTATTTTAGCAAATAAAGGACAGCTAGCACGTGAACTGTTAGACCGTTTAAAATTGTCTTATGAAAATTTACCTAAGTGGTTGCAACAGGGTGTAATGGTTTGGAATAAAGGAAATATTGAATTAGAAAATGGTTCTAAAATAATGGCCGTAGCAACTTCATCTTCAGCTATTAGAGGTTCTGCATTTAATATTATTTTTCTTGATGAGTTTGCTCATATACCTAATAAGTTAGCAGAATCATTTTTTAGTTCTGTATATCCTACAATTTCTTCAGGACAAACAACGAAAGTTTTTATAGTATCAACGCCTCTAGGTTTAAACATGTTTTATAAGATGTGGATTGATGCTGAAGAAAAGCGTAGTGATTATATACCAATAGAAGTACATTGGTCTGAAATACCAGGACGTGATATAGAATGGAAAAAAGAAACTATTCGAAATACGAGCGAAAGACAATTTGCTCAAGAATTTGAAACAGAATTTGTTGGTTCAACAAACACATTAATCGCTGGATCTAAATTAAGAACATTAGCTTTTAAAACACCAATATATTCAAAACAGAAATTAGATATCCACGAGTACCCAATTGATAAACATGCATATATTATGATAGTAGATACAGCACGAGGACAAGGATTAGATTATTCAGCTTTTACAGTAATAGATGCTACACAAGTTCCTTATAAAGTTGTTGCAAAATATCGTAATAATGAGATATCACCAATGCTTTATCCAAACATTATTAAAGAAACAGCTAAACATTATAGTAATGCTCATGTTTTAATTGAAGTTAATGATATTGGAGGTCAGGTTGCGGATATCTTACATAATGATTTAGAATATGAAAATATTATGATGATGTCTTGGAAAGGTCGTGCTGGTCAACAATTAGGTGGTGGATTTGGTAAAAATACAACATTAGGTGTTCGAACAACTAAACAAGTAAAACGTATTGGTTGCAGTACACTAAAAAATTTAGTTGAAGAAGATAAAATTATATTTAATGATTATGATATAATCTATGAATTAACAACATTTTCTCAATCTAAGACATCGTTTGAAGCTGAAGAAGGACATAATGATGATCTTGTTATTACTTTAGTGATTTTTAGTTGGTTAACTCAACAACGTTATTTTAAAGAATTAACAAATATTGATTTACGTGAAAAATTATATGCGGATAAAATGAAAGAGATTGAACAAGATTTAGTACCCTTTGGGATTATTAGTGATGGTATGGAAGAAGAAACGTTTGTGGAGAGTGATGGTACCTTATGGAGAGTTGATAGTGGCGAATATAGAAGTTCATTAATTTAACTGAAAGTCGTATAATTATAAATACCGTTGTAGATATAAACATATAAAATCCAAATTGAAGTTAGGAGAAAAAGATGGCCTTTACTGTTAGTCCAGGTGTAGTAACTAAAGAAATTGACTTGACTGCTATTGTGCCTGAGGTAGGAGCAACTGCGGGTGCTACTGCAGGTGCATTTCGATGGGGTCCCATAGAAGATATTATCGTTGTCTCTAGCGAATCCGATTTAGTTAATAGATTTAATAAGCCTGATAGTTTAACTTATAATTATTTTTTTACTGCTGCAAATTTTCTCGCATATGGTAATAATTTGAGTGTGGTACGAACTGCAAATAGTGAAGCTAAGAATGCTTCCACTAGTGGCACACAAGTTATAATTAAAAATAATGACAAATATTATGATACATATGATCCAAATTTTGGTGGTGCTGAGGTCAGTACTCATGGTGATTGGGCAGCTAAGTATGCAGGAACACTAGGTAATTCATTAAAAGTTTCATTATGTGGTGCTGATAAACCAAGTGCTACATTAACTGGTACTGTTACTGTCGCCGGTAGCACAACACCAGATATTACAGGTGATGGAACTGCATTTTTATCTGAACTAGCAGTTAATGATGTAGTTAAAGTGGGTGATGAACATTATATGATTACAGCTATTACAAATGACGCACTCGCAACATCGGTAATTAATAAAGCAGCTGGGGCAGCACAAGCTGCTGGATCTACTGCAACAAGATTAAAAAGTTCAGGCTTCGAAGAACCTGCTACAACCATGTTTGGTACAGTTTCAGCAGTTGCAGGTTCAACAGCTCTTACCGGTAGTGCTCAGGCTAAGTTTGATACCCAATTAAATGTTGGAGATATTGTAACTATTGGTAGTCAAGAAGTTACTATAAATTCAATAACTAGTGCTACAGCTGCTGTTTTAAGAACGGCAATTACTAATGTTGCAACAACTAGTGCATATTCACGTAAATGGGAATATCATGGTTCTGTCGATACAGCTCCAACAACATCTACATTTGGAACAAGAAAAGGTACTCCTGAAGATGAAGTACATGTTGTAATTGTTGATGAAGATGGAGATTGGACAGGCACAAAAGGTGAAGTTTTAGAATCCTATCCTAATTTATCTGTTGCATCTGACGCAACATCTGATGATGGTACTGATCTATTTTATAAAGAAACAATTAATCGTAAGTCTTCATATATTTGGTGGATGAATCATAACGCTATTGGTAATGCAGTTGCAGCTATTAATACTCTTGGTTGGGGAGCAGCAGCCGATTCTTCAGTAGCACCAAAATTTCAATCAGCTGGTATAGTTCTTACATCAAGCTTCGTAGGAGGAGTTGATGGAAATGAAATCTCTGATGGTAATTTAATGACTGGCTTTGATAAGTTTAAAAATGCTGCAGATTCTGATATTGCATTACTTCCTACAGCAAATGCTTCTGCAACCGTAGTAACTCATGTAATTAATAATATTGCTGAGACACGAAAAGATTGCGTAGTATTCTGTTCACCAGAATTGGCTGATGTTGTTGATAATGCTGGTGGTGAAGCAGCTGATATTGTAGAATTTAGAAATACATTGCCTGGTACAACTTACGCAATGTTAGATTCTGGTTATAAATATCAATATGATAAGTATAACGATAAATTTAGATATGTTCCATTAAATGGAGATATGGCTGGTATAACGGTTCGTGCAACTGCAGAACAAGATGTGTTTTATTCTCCAGCAGGTTTTGGTAGAGGTCAAGTTAAAAATGTTACTAAATTACCTTATAATCCAGATAAAACAGCAAGAGATTTATTATATAAAAGTGGAGTAAATCCTGTAGTAACATTCCCAGGACAAGGTACAATACTTTTTGGTGATAAAACTTTAGCAGCTAAACCAAGTGCTTTTGATAGAATTAACGTTCGAAGATTGTTCATTGTTCTAGAAAAAGCTATTTCACAATTTGCTCAAGCTCAACTGTTTGAATTTAATGATGATTTTACAAGAGCACGATTTGTTGCTGCTGTGGAACCATTTTTAAGAGATATACAGGGTCGAGGTGGTATAACTGATTTTGCTGTAGTATGTGATGATACAAATAATACAGCAGATGTTATAGACAGAAATCAATTTGTTGGTAGCATATTTGTGAAACCTGTAAGACCAATTAACTTCATACTTCTCAATTTTGTAGCAGTTAGAAGTGGTGTTGAATTTAGCGAAATAACTAACGCAGTATAAATAAAGTAAGTAAAACTTAACTTTGGAGTAAAGAATGGCATTTGCAATATCGGGGAGCAATGGATTTATAAGTAAATTAAAAGGTGAAGGCGCCCGATCCTCCTTATTTGAAGCATCAATGACACTTAAAGGATCTGACGTGGAGGATGGAACTAGTTTATTTCCTTTTATGTGTAAAGGTGTAGCTCTTCAAGGTAGTACTATGGGCGTAGTAACTATAAATTATTT